ACCGAAAACTACAAGGGTATTTTTTACGTCAGCCTCCCATAAAGAAAGCATGTCTCCTATACTTTCGACTAGAATCAATTCTTTTTGCTGTTTTATAATAGAATAATTAACTTGAAGGGGGTATTTCCACTCCGAAGTCCTGCCTCTGTGCAACCACTTGGGGGTGTTTTTGTTTTCAGGATTTTTAAGGCATCTTCCTGTGACTCCGATAAGCTCTTCTTTCGAAGTGAGAATAGGAAAAACGTATCTGTCAGACATTGTTCCTTTTTTAACTACGCCACCTTTAAACAAGTCGAGCGTGCCCTTTGATATCCCTCGCTCTATCCAATAATCGTGTGTAGGGATTATTTTCTCAAGATATGAACTTGGAAACACTTTCCTGCTGGAAACGTTAGGTCTGTGTTCTCTTTTAACTTCTCCATTTAAAGACCATTTGTCTTCCAGCATGGTTTTAGCTTTGCTAAGGTCTTCTAAGTTTAGAGAAAGTTGAATGAGATGTTCAAAGGACCCGCTGATTTGTTTACTGAAGTCAATGAAATGACCAGTATCCTTCCTAACAGAGAGAACCGTACCACTACTTGAGTCGCGGTAGATTGGTTTCATACGGAGCTCCCTTCCGTTGTCTTTTATATTTGAATAGCCAACGTCAAGAAGGATACTTTTATAATCCATTACAGCGTTTCTCCGTCTCTGTCGTTTTCTTCGTCAAGGTTATATCTCATGTTTTCTCTAGCAGCAATGTCCGCTGCCGTGCCCGACTCTTCAACTCCAAAATTGTTAACCGTGAAGTTAATGAAGTTGTTCTGAAAGGTTACGGCTCCAGCCTCCGACACTCTTCTAACTAAGTCGTGGTGGCCCGCCGCATCTTTGCCTTGGAATCTGGTTTTAAGGGGGATGAGCTTGTGTGTCCCAAACTCTTGCCCGTCCTGAGCAATTTCATCTACAGTTTTTCTTCTAAAGATCCCCACGAAAGACGAGTACCATTGAAGCCTATCAGACTGGGCGATGGCAGAGCTGTCGTCAACGACAGCAGACCCTCTTCTGTTGAAGTTTTCTCCACTTCTGTTCATTTGCATGGCTGTGATTATGGGGCAATTGAGTTCTTCGGAAAGTTTTTTAAGCTTATCCACCTTTTCTCCGATGGCTTGGTATTCTGCCCAATTGTTTCCTACTTTTTCCCCAGTTAGTTTAATGTAGTCGTAGCCGAGTACGAAGGGGTTTCCTCTACCGACGTTAGATAGGGCCCATCTTCTAACGAAGGAGCACAGTTGGTCGATGTTTTTGTTTCCTACTGGGTAATGGTAGACTTTGTGCCCGCTCATTTCTTTGAAGGCGTTTCGAACTTTTTCGACAAGCTGCGCGTTTTTCCTCCAGCTTCCGGTTTCAAGATGCCAAAGGGAAACCCCGCTTATTGCTGATGCGATTCTAAATTTTACGTCTTGGGTATCCATTTCTGTATCGAGAATTAAGGCGGGTACGTTGCTAGCCTTAGATACCTTACGGCATATGTCTAAGATGAGGGTAGATTTGCCTTGACCCGGTCTCGCCACGAAGGCGTAAAGATTTTTAGATCTAAGACCGCCGTACATCCTGTTGAATTCCGCGTAAGGAGTTGGGAATCCGGTTTCTTTAATCGGGTTTTCTCCTCTTTCTTCGACTAGGTGCTCTAGGTCTTCGAGTAAGAGCTCTGGTTCGTTTTCCATTGTCTCAAACTCTCTAAGTTGGTCTCCGTAAAGGGTATCTACCGTGCCGACTATCTCTTCGATTTCTTTTTCTCCGTTTTCTTTTATGAACTTTTTAATCTCATCGCACTTATGATATAAGTTTCTCCTCACCGAGAGCTTTGCAAGTTCCTGAGTGGCTTCCATTAAGCCTTTTATGTTTATAGATGTAAAGGCAATTGATTCTAGGTAATCATGAATATTTATGTCGTCTTTGAATGAGATGCCAATGTTTTTTATTTTTTCTGCTAGGACCACTGTGTCTACGCTCTCGTTCTTAACTAAAGAATTTCTGAGAACGCAGAAGATGGTTTGATGAACCTCATTTATGAAGTCTTTCTCTGAGATATATTTTTCAATATCTGCAAGGAATTTTGGGTTTTTGATTAGTCCCCCTAATACGTGTCTTTCTATTTTAATCGAATATATTGAATCCATACTTTATTTTCTCTTTCATACTGTGCGACCTAAGTAGTAAGACCTAGTATACAGGATTTTTTACATTGATCAACTTATTTAAATCGTTATTCCAAACTTTTTTTTGATGTACCCTTTTGAGAAGTCTTCAAAGTCATTTTCTTCTAGCTCTATCAGCGCATACCCGTTGCTTTCCAGCCAAACCAATTTTTCGTAATCTCTTTTGATTGACTTGAGGTATTTTGCTCTTGAGTTGCCGTGAAAAAATTTGTTAAAAGAAGAGTGTTGGGGGCCGTTTACTTCGACGGCCACCTTGATTGTGGCGTTTAAAAAGTCCACCTTCATTCTTGTCCCGTATACGGGGAACTCTTCGTAGACTACGTGGGCTATCCAGAGAGGCTTGAAGAGATGCTTTGCGCGCATTTGCAGTTTAGATCTTGATTTTCCGTCCCAGTTTATGAGATATTTAGATACACTCCTGTTTTGGAGTCTGCCGTATGCGTTGTAAAGTCTCATAGAAAAATTGGTGGAAGCGGCGGGAATCGAACCCGCGTCTTTAAAGCCATCGGCTCAAATATACTACAAGCTTAACCAGTATTTGTTTACCTCGCATAAGGCAGGTCACTGATGAACCAACCGGGCTGCTCAAAGAGTAGCTGGGACCGACGCAAAACGCCAGACGCCTACACGAGTTTGGAGTCACGTTTTATACTAGCGTTACAACCGCCCTAGTTTTTTGCTCGCTATCGACGCCCTAGCTCCTTAACGAGCATCCAGAGTAGGACGGGGTAGGTTATTCTACCAGCAAGAGGGCTTCATCCTCTACAAAACCGAACTTGGCGAGAATCTCGTCAGCTTCGGCTAGTGAAGGAGCCATCTCCATGTCAACATTAGTGTTGGCATTTATGTTTTTTTGATAGATGTTTTTAAGAGGCCAACCATCATCCTCTGCTTGCAATTTGGCGTAAGGTTCTAAATCGAATCCAGTACGCTCCCATTAAATTATTTACACTATTTTAAGATTTTTTGAGCACATCTCTAAATTTAAAAAACAAATACTTTCCTATCTCCTTGTTTTCTTCAAAATATTTTCTAAGATTATCTAACCCTTGGTGTTGCTTATCAAGGTCTAGCTTAGTTTCCTCTTTGACTTCGTTAATTAATTCGTCAGATATAGTGATCCAAGCCCCCCTTCTTACCGCCATGTCCCACTGAAGCATCATGTCAACTACTTCGTACTCAACCCAAATGCTTTTGCCGTCTTTGCTTCCATATCTAACTGGGTACCTAACTAACGTTCCTGTCTTTTCGTTTGGAGACTTTTTGAAAACAACTTTACACCAGTGCCCCAGCAGATCTCCTTTTCCGTTGGGCTCTGTTGAGATAATATCTTTTAAGTGTCTCTCTTGGAATTCGATGATCCAATCACTGTAGTGTAGCAGTGCGTTACCTCCGGAAGCGTTGGTAACTCTTGCGTCGGTTCTTTCGTACGGATTGATTGATACTTTGCTTCTTACTTGGGACACCATATAACATATATGACCGCGAGTAGTAAGTCCAAGGGCCATCTTTCTTAAAAAGTCTGTGCTTAATAGCGCGCCGCCAGCCACTCTGTTAGCTTCTTCCGGTGGTCTTTCTAAGTCACTTTTAGGCACAAGAGAATCCATGGAATCTATGATGAACATATACCTATATTTCTCTGGATTGTTTTTTACTAGCTCGCGCATTAAGCTAATAACCGATTCGTATACGTTGCTTTTATATACGAACCATTTTTCTTTACTTGTGTCAAGCCCTGCTCGCGCAAGCATGTCGTCATGAAGCCTTCCTTCCGCCTTAACATAAACTACCATGGCTTTTTCCATTTTTTGGAAATTTTTAGCAAACGCTAACGCACATGAAGTTTTCCCCCCTTCTGTTATGCCTGAAGCGCGTATGATTCCGGGGCCTATGCCCCCGCCCATTTCTATGTCAAGCAAAAGGCTTCCGCTAGACACCGTGTAGGTTCTCTCCTCTTCAAAGTTATAGTGATCCCCCTTGTTTTGTTCAAGGTAGGACCGGATTTGTTCTAGTGGGTTTACTCCTGATTCAATTTTCTTTTTTCGCGCCATGTTTTATAAACTCCAATAAATTTAATTTTTTATTCGACCGCTTCGCAGAGTCTTCTCCGACTTTGTCGTCTGCTAGTGAGTATTTTGTTTCCTTCATTTTATCTAAGTCAAACTTAGCCATTATTTTAAAGTGCTCGTATTCGTGAAGAAATCGAGCCTTGTTTTCTTTAGTAAGAAAGTAGGTAAGGGAAAAGACGGGCTCTGCTTTTATGGATTCCCAGAATTTTAAATCCGGAACCAATTTGAGCATGCATTTAGCAAGCCTGTATTCTTTTCCTTTGTGACATGTAGAGGGGTCTTTTAGGAAAAGATTAATTATGATTTCGTATGTAGCCTTAGTGCTCACCGTAAGGACAGTATAGTCTTTATTTTTCTGAAATCAAGCTACTTTTTGCAAATTAGATCAAGCTTTTTGTCAATACGATCAAACCTGTCGAGCATTCGCTCTGAAAAAACATTGAAATCGTCTTTTGAAACAAATTTTTCTGGCATCGAAAGGGCTACGTGATGCAATCTTTCGGATAGCTCTCTGTAATCGTCTCTCCTGCCCTCTCTTAATAGTTCTACTTCTTCTTTTAGATCTTTAATGCCGCCAAAAACGATTTTTAATACCCACCCTCCTAAAAAAGTGATCAGCGCAAAGACAACATTAATAAATAATTGAAATGTTTCGATATCCATACATATTATTACACGGATTATTTAAGAAACCTACAGGTTAAAAATATGCTTTGTAAATTTTTATCCGTGCCAATGGTCAGCGTG